CTGCGCAGCGGGCCGTTATTGGTTTCAAACAGCGTGATTTTTACATCGGACCACGCAGAGGCGAGCGACTTGATATCGCCGCTTGCGTTGTCAGCCATGGTCGCGGCCATGCGCTTGTTTTCGCCCTGTACGTTTTGCAGCTCATTGAGCAGTGAGTCCAGTGCGCCATCACCCATTTTGGCGACCAGCTCGGCCATGCCGGAGCCTGCCTCGGCCCCGAAAATACTCTGCAGAATGTTCTTGCGCTCGGCGTTGCCCATGTCCTGTGTGGCATTGTTGATATCGCGCAAAATGTCGGGCATGGCGCGCAGGTTGCCCTCAGCGTCTGTTACCGATAGCCCTATAGCGTCCATGGCATTACGCCCGGCTTTGGCCGGTGCAGTCAGCCGGTTCATCATGGCGCGCAGCGTGGTGCCTGCCTGGCTGCCTTGAATACCGATGTTGCCCAGCACGCCGGACATGGCAGCGGCTTGCTCCAGCGTGTAGTCAAGGTCAGCCGAGCCGCCCAGGTACTTCATCGTCTCGCCCAGCATCTCCAGGTTGACGTTGGCACGTGAGGCGGTGCCAGAGAGTACATCGGCTACCCGCGTCATGGCGCCTTCGGCCTCAGGGTCAATGGCAAAGGCACCGGCAATGTTCGAGGCGATATCGGCGGTGCGTGCCAGTTCGGTGCCGTTGGCGGTAGCCAGTGCCAGCATGTCACCCATGCTGTTGGTGATCGCATTGGTTGAGAAGCCTGCACGCGCCAGGAAGGTTTGCCCGGCGGCCACTTCGGTAGCACTAAAGGCCGTTGCCGCACCCAAATCACGCGCTTGGCTGCGCAGAGCCGCCAGTTCCTCGCTGTCTTTTGACAGTCGGCTGACGGCCTGCAGCTCGCTGATGGCAGAGTCAAACTCAATGCCGTCTCCCATCATGCCGAACATGCCGCCCAGTGCTTTCTGGCCGCCGTATAGCCCCACGGCGCTGTGCCCTGCCAGCGTCATGGCGCTGCCGCGAATGTTATCGGCCTTGGCCTTGATTTCGTTCAGCCTTTGCTGCTCAGCAGCCAGCGAAGCCAGTTTCTTCTTCTGTTCATCAATGGTCCCGTTGGCTTGCCGCATTTGCCGCTGCAGGCTGTTCTGGTGACGGTCGAGCCGGTCGGTATGGATACCGCTTTGGCGTAGCTGTTGGCCCAGCTGTTGCAGTTTGTGCTGGTTGCCCTGGTGGGCGTCTTTCAGTTTTCGGGCCGTCGCGCTGGCTTGCTCAAATTCGCGTTGCAGTTTTTTGGTAGGGGTGGCCGTGCTTTTCAGTTCGCGTGCCAGTGCAGCCGCTTTCTGCTGCTGTTCACGCAGGGCGTTGCCGCTATCACGGGTCGCTGACTCCAGCTTGCGAAAGCTGGAGATATCCTGTTGCTGCTGCTTGAGGGTTTTCAGCTGCTCCTGCGAGGCCTTCAGGGCTTCAGCCGTTTTGCCGCCATCGCGGGTAATGGCTTTGAGGGGTGCGCTGGCTTTGTTGATGGTGTCCAGTATGAGCTGGACGCGCAGATCACGCGCCATGGCGGCGCGCCTCTGCAGGGTGAATCAGTCTTGGGGTTTCCCGAACACGTTGCGCAGCGCAGTGCCGATGAGCGAGCCAACGCCGTACAGTGCGCCGAAGCACATGAACAGCAGCAGTGCTACGAGTGTCCAGATGATCAGGTGCGCCATGGTTCCGGCTCCTGTGTGGGTGTGTGGTCATCATAGCAAATTCACGCTCCTGTTGCTGTTACGTGCCGCCGGAATCACCCTCCCAGCGCCTGCGCGCCCGTTCTCGCCAGTCCATCAGTTCAAACAGTTCCAGGTCGGCCATGTCGCAGGGCCGCCAGTGGAACACCATGGCGATGTCCGCCATGGCTTCGTCCACGCTTACAGGTACGCTTCTTCCTTGCGCTGCTTCTGCACGAAAAAACCCACCAGCTCCGTGCCTACGGCGGTCAGGTCGGCCGGGTCCATGTTGTCTACGTCCTGCTCGGTCAGGGTGGGGTGGCTGATGCGCGGCAGCAGCTTTTTCAGGCTGTTCACGTCCAGCTGCAGCACATCCTGCAGGCTCAGGCCACGCAGCTCACCGGATTTCGGTTTGCGCAGGGTGATCACGTCAATCACCTGGTCGCCGCGCTTGATCGGCTCGTCGAGCATGACGGAGTAGGGTGGTAGCTCTTTGGCTGTGGTGGTGACTTCGTTCAGGTCCAGATCAGATTTTTCGGTTTTCATGGTGTGCATCCCGTTGCAGTGAAAAGGGCCGGGCAGTTGCAGCTGACCGGCCAACGTCGATGATTAAAGGCCGATTGCGCGGCGCTGGTTTGCGAGGCGGTCCTGCCCGTTGACGATCTCAACCATGTTGATCAGGTCGATCTCGATCAGTGGTTCACCGTTGATGCTGAGCTTGTAGTAGCTCAGTTCTGATGTGACTTTGAATTCGGTGCCTTCGCCAGGCTTGGCGTTGCCCGGGTCGATCTTGCTGTGACGGCCGCGCGCGACCACTTCAACGGCATCAACGTCGCCGCTGTCATCGCGCTGGTATGCACCGGCAAAGCGCAGCTGAACGCCATCGTGCGTGGTAATGCCATACTGACGCAGGGCATCGTCCATGAGCCCTCCGCAGGTCCATTCCATGGACAAGGCCTCCTGGCCATGATCCGTCTTGACGGGGCCGTTCATACCGCCACCCCGCCAGTCTTCCATTGTGCGTTCCAGTACCGGCAGGGTCACTTCACCCACTTCACCGACATAGGAGATGCCATCGTTAAACAGGTTCATGTTCTTGAGTTTGCGTGGCAAAGCCATGGGCTGTCCCTCCTGTTATGTGGTGATCTGGCTGGCCAGATCGACCAGGTAGCGATCAGTGATGCGCTGGTGGAACATGAGGTTTTCCAGCGGCGGTACCGGGGTGTAGTCGTCGTCGATATAGAGCTTGCCGCTCTTCAGCGTTTCAGGGCTGTTGACGCTGTCGTCATACCAGGCCGTGCCGTCGATGATGTACCCCAGTGACTTCAGCTCGCGGAACTTGGCGTTGATGCTCTCGATGATGTCGCGGATCAGGCTTGCATGCATCGGCTTGTCGATCGCCCACATATGGGCATCGGCCATGGTGTCGGCCAATACCTGCGCCGTGCGAACGGCGCTCTCAAACGCAAACAGCGGATCTTCGGTGCAGGTGCGCGACCCCCAGAAACGGAAGCCTTTGCTGTTGACCAAGGTGGTGACTTCGGCCGCGTTCAGGTAGCCGGCATCGGTTGCAGGGTTCAGCAGATCAAAGTAGATGTCTTTACTGATACCCGTCACCCCGTTTACAGGGACGTTTGACAGGGTTTTGTGCCAGCCCTGTTCTTCATCGATTTTGGCGCGCAGGCCCAGCGCACGGGCAGTGGCGTGCAGTGTGGTCGATGCATTGGCATCGGAATCCCAGCCGATGAATTCCGGCCAGATCACCATGACTTCACGCTGGCCGAAATTCTCGCGGTAGGTGACGGCCTCTTCTTTTGTCGCGGCACCAAATGCACTGATATAGGCAAACGCTCGCAGCGGCTGTGCAATGCCTGCCAGTTCAGTCGCCACGGGCAGGTCATCAAGCCCCGGCACCCCCAGAATGCGGGGCTTCACACCCACGCGAGACTCGGCAGCCAACAGTGCCTTCATGCCGGTGTATTCACCCGTGGCGGTTACGGCACCGATCAGGTTGGTGGTGGTTTCGGCTGCATCGGCCCCTTCGGGCACACGTACAACGACAATTATGGGGTTGGTCTGATCTGCGATCGCGTCCAGGGATTTTGCCAGGGTGCCGGTTGTGCCGGCCTTGCTGATCGCACGGGGCATGCTGGTGACAAGTACCGGCTTGTTGGCCGGGAAGAAGTCGGCATCTGCATCGTCAGCGGTGGCAACCAAACCGATCACGGCCGTCGATACGGCCCGGATCGAGCGGGTGCCTTCGTTGATCTCGATGACGCGGACGCCGTGATGGTAATCGGTCGCCATGGGGCTCTCCTGTTGATTCAGTGTCACCAACAGTGTGCCCCTGACACGCGCGCGGACGCACGGGGTGGGACTTGTATCGATACGCTATACAAGCCCGGCGGAGTGATTTACTCGAAAAACTACAGCTGCGCAGCTTCAATAAAAGCCTGATCCAATTGCTCATCGGTTAACCCAATCGCCTGAGCCAGCTGAATCATCTGAGGGTGACT